GTAACGCGGGAGGATGCGCGGAGCATTGGCGACGAGGTACAAAAGCGCGTTAATGAAACCGTGGCAGCTATTTTCCAACAGCTAGGAATGAAGCTCGCATTAGATTAATAGGAGGACGGTTATTGTGGCCGCAAAACTAGGTAACGTTACGCTAAATGCCGTCTATACCGAAAAGCCGACGCGCGCCGTTAAGACGACCGATCATCCGGTGGAAAACGGCGTTGACGTTGCGGATCATATCCAGGCGCAACCAAAACGAATAGAGATAACCGGCGTTGTGAACGGATCGGACGCCGCTATGTCGTTGAAGCGCCTGGAATACTACCAGGAAAACGGTATAACGGTTAATTTCTCGGGGCGCACGACGGCCGCCGAGGTAATAATAGAGAATTTCAATTCCGTGCATGACACAACAAACAAAGGCGCGTTTAACTTCACAATCACGCTAAAGCAAATACGGGTTTCAAACGCCGCCGCAATTGTCCGCGTCAAGCTTCCGGCGAAGGCGAAAGCGCAAGTTGGAAAAGTCGGAAGTAAGGGCTTGAAACAGACGCTTACGCCGGCGCAGATGGCGGCAGCAAACGGGAACCACGTAAAGGGAAATTCCCCAGCGGTAACAACGACAACGACCTTTAGGGGAACGGATAGGAATTTACTACAATAGGGGGCGGCGATATGGCGGATCAACAGGCCATCCCGATAGACAAGGACGACATTCCTTATAGATTCGATATTTCTTTAGCGGGTGAGATATTCACATTCGAGGCGCATTACAATGCCCGATTTGATTATTATTCGCTTGACGTCGAGAAGGACGGGGACGTGTTGGTTAACGGCGAAAAAGTTGTATACGGCCGCCCGCTGTTTTCCGGCTTGAATGATGCACGGTTGCCGAAGGTTGAAATAATTCCTTACGACGTGGCAGGCATCGAGACGCGGGCCGGTTACGATCAATTGGGCGTCACTGTCTTTCTATTCGTTGGTGATTCGACATGACGCTTTACGGACGCCAGGCGGAGCTAAAGGTGGATGACCGGCAATTTATGGACGGGGATTTCACGGTATATTTTGAAATTCCTTTTGATGATGATTCCACGGCCAACGTGGCAACGGTTAAGATATATAACCTATCGGACCAAACCATAAGCCGATTTAAAAGCGGATCGAGTGCTGTTATCATTAACGCCGGGTATACCGGAGACGTCGGGGCCGTGCTGCTCGGATACGCCAAGGAAATCCAAACGGCTTGGCAGGACGTTGACCGCGTAACGACTATCAACGTCATCGATGGAACGGAATCTTGGTATACGCTGACGTACAAAAACACGTTCAACAAAGGCGTATCCGCAAAAACGATCCTAACGGCCATGTTGGCGCAGACCGGTTTGCAAATCGGATCTTTCAACCTTCCCACAAATCGCATTTATCGATCCGGGAAGACGGTAAGTGGGAGGTTATCGGAAGTTATCAAAGCCATTGCCAAGGATTGCGGCGCAAAGGCGCACGTAACGCGCGGTAAAATCTTTATCCGGCCGAAAGACGAAGGCGACAATATTGGGTTTGACATCGATGCGGATAGCGGATTGATCGAAAGCCCGACGCCGATTGACAAGGAAGTGGACGGCGGCAAGGACAAGAACGGAAAGCCGACCAAGGTAAAAAAGCGCGGGTGGAACGTTACGACGCTTTTAAACCACAGAATCACAACGGACGCGTTGATTAAAATCACAAGCCGCACGGCAAACGGTGTTTTCCGAGTGGAAAGCGGCAAACACATAAGCAACGGGGCGGATTTCTTGACGCAAATGGAGGTGTATCCGGTATGAAAGAGGCAGCAGACTTTTTTGCAAAGTTCATGGACGGCATTGTATCCGGCTTGAATACGTGCCTGCTCGCTGAAATCGTGAGTTATGACGCCGAAGCCATGACCGCAGACGTCGAAACGTTGCCGGACCGTGATTTGATTCCATCCGTTCCGATTGCCGCGCAGCGGGCCGGCGGTTTCGTTGTCCGCGTTCCATACGCAAAGGGCGACATCGTAATGGTTGTATTCGCACAACGGGACATAGAAGCCATTATGCACGGAGAAGGGGACGCGACGGAGCGCAAGTTGGCGCTTGACGATGCGTTGATAGTCGGCGGCGTTTCGCCGTTCACAAAGCCGTTGCCGGCGGCCAATTCTTCAGATTTGGTCATAGGGCTAGAAGACATGACCGCAAAGCTTGTGTTAACTTCTGCCGGCATGGTGCAAATAGTAGCGCCTGGCGGCATAACGTTACAAGGTTCAACGCGAACAGAAAGTTGGTGAGTCATGTTAAATATTTATGTCAATAACGCCGGTGATTTCGAGCTTGACGACCAAAAAAGCATACGCATGATTTCGGACGATGACGAGCTATTGCAAGAGATCCGTTTAACATTCCAGGAGAACAAAGGCGAATTTTTTCTAACGCCAGATGACGGTTTCCCGCGTTATGACATCCTGGGCCATAAATTTGACAGCGAAGCGGCCGTGGATGCGGTTTACGAAGTCTTATTGCGGAATGCTCGCATTGCTTCGGTTGAACAGGTGGATGCTTCTTTTGACAGAACGGACAGAAGTATTTCCGTAGGATTCGCGGCGACGAAGACAGACGGCGGACAAATTACGGGGGTGATTGAGGTATGACGCAAACCGTACTAACGGCAGAAGGTTTCAAAAAAATGCGGTACGAGGATTTTTTGGCCGAAACAGAGACGAAGATACAAGAATTATTTGGGGCGGATGTCAACCTAGATCCTAAAGGGCCAATGGGCAAGCTGGCGCAGCTATTCGCCTACAGCCGCGCGGAGGATAACGAGCTTGCTGAAGCCATCTATTATTCCGGCAACGCGGAGACGGCGGAAGGCGTGGCGCTTGACTACGCCGTTAAGAGAAACGGATTAACGCGCAACCAGGCGAAGCCGTCCACGGCCACGGTTACATTAACGGTTACGCCGGGTAAATTGGTTTCCGCCGGAATGATCGTTTCGACGGTGGCCGGAATTGACTTCACAACTACGGCAGACGTCACGGACAGCGACAACAACGGCAGCCTAGACGCGCCGGTTACAGCCGTTTTGGCCGGAAGTGGTGGTAATGTACCGGCCGGGGCCATAACGGTCATAAAAACGGCCATTGTGGGCGTTACAGCGGTAACGAATGCGGCGGCGGCAACGGGCGGACAAGACGCAGAAAATGACGTGCAATTGCGCGCCAGGTACAAAGACACGCAGGCGAGCGGAGGAAAGGCAACCGTTGACGCGATCCGGGCAGAAATACTATCGACAGTGGAGGGCGTGCGCGGCGCTTACGTGATTGAAAACGATACAAGCGCGATTGACAGCGGCGGGCGGCCGCCAAACTCATTCGAGGCCGTCGTATTAGGCGGAGTGGCCGCCGACATTGGCGCGGCCATACTGCGGTCAAAGGCCGGCGGAATCCGCGCATATGGGGCGCAGACGGTCACGCTAAACGATTCGTCCGGCAACCCGAAAACGGTTGGCTTTACGCCTGCGACGGCCGCACAAATATTCGTTAACGTTACATTAACGACAAATTCCAAGTTTCCGGTAAATGGTTCCGATTTGGTCAAATCCCAGGTTATCAGTTATATCGGCGGATACGACGACGCCGGGCTTCTGTATACCGGCTTAGGATTGGGGCAAACGGTTATCCTTACGAAGATCATGAGCGCGATCCTTGGAAACGTTGAAGGCGTTGACGACGTGGCCGTAACGATGAAAAAAGGCGCGGGCGGGACATTCGCGGCGGCCAATATTGCGATGCTTACGACGGAGGTTCCAGAGGTGACGGGGGATAGGGTGGTGATTACGATTGCCTAACGGTGACGTTTTAGACACATTCATAAACCGACTTACGGACGCGTACAACAAAAACCCGGAAAGTAACGTTTACAAGCTGGCGAAGATTGCGGCGGATAATATCCAGGAAAACGAGGATCTGCTTTTCACTATTCGTGATTTTCGGGACATTGACCAGGCCGCAGGCGTTCCACTTGACGAAATCGGCCGAGACATTGGGCAAAGCCGAGGCGTAACGGGTGACGATGTTTTTCGGACGCTCATTAAGGCGAAGATTAGGCGGAATCTATCGGACGGTTCGATAGAAACGCTGATTGATTTTATCAGTTTCATCCTATCGTGCGATCCTAGCGAAATTTATATCCGCGAGCGGTGGACGGAATATTTCAACCAAACCATTTTGGCTAATTTCGTCGGCAAAGTAACCGGCAGCACAGTCGGGAATCCAAACCTATTTCGCCAGTATACGGGCGTCCTTCCGGGTACGGTGACGCCTGCGAATATCCTTTCCGGTATTGACCGTCTACAGAATGAATACGATTGGGTGAAAGCGTTAGACGGCGGAACTCTTTCGAGTAGAACGTCAACTACAATCGGGCAATCTTCGGGTATGATGTTTTCTTTTGATATGATTTCTATCGTCGAAAGGAAATACGGTTTCACGATTCCGGGCGCTAACACGGCGGCGAAGGTTGCATGGCTAAAATCCAATATTTCCAGCCTTGCGGCAAATTGGTTCGGGTTTGGATCAGGGCCGGCGGGAAATAAAGCGTATTTGGCCGAGTGGCTGGCCGACACGTCTAGTTGGAACGTTTGGGGATCTCATACAAGCGCGAATGTCACCAAAATTTCCGCCACTGAAACGACAAATGAAAGTCGTTTGATTGACGCTAACGGATTCGTGCATTACCTGGTATACGCCGACGCCGCCGCGCTCGCCACAAATCCAACAATAGCGCCGACGTTGACGGCATCCGGTTCCGGCAGCGCATTGACGGCGGGAACGTATTACGTCCGCTATTCGCGGACTAACGCCAACGGCGAGACGTTACCAAGCCCGGAGACGGCAATCACGATAACGGCAGGCCAAAACATTAACGTGACCGTTCCAGCCATGCCGTTTGGAATTACGTCCAGCCGCGTCTATATCGCCAAGCAAGAGGTGCAAAACTTTGTTGGCAAGCTTTCGGGTAACGTCGAGACGTTGACGAATAACTTTGTCGGTAAGGTTTCGGGAAGCACGGTCGAGAATCCGAATACATGGAAGTCAACGGGCGCCGCAGCGTTAGCCGCCCCATCTGGATTCAGTACCGAGTTATCAACTACGGAAATTGCAAAGGGCGCTACTCTTGACGGTACAGTTAGGAACGGATCGACCGTTACCTCAGGGAACATCATTCAGCAACTCTTTTCCTTCGACTTGATTTCCATCGTCGAGCGCAAATACGGTGTTCCGATTCCGGGAGCGGATACGGCGGCGAAGGTTGCATGGCTGAAAGCCAACGTCAAGACATTGGCAGCGAATTGGTACGGGTATGGCAGCGCGCCGGGCGGGAATGGGGCGACATTCGCCGTATGGACGGGATCGGCATGGGGCGGGGCGTCGTCACACACTAGCGGAACCGTGCAAAAGATACCATACACTACGACGACGGCTATTTCAGCCATCATCGACGCTAACGGATTCGCGCATTTCCTTGCATATGGCACAACGGCCAGCGACGGAACAACAGCAAGCGCGATCAATACTGATTATATCGAGCTACTTGTGGACGTCGTGCAATTGGTTGCGAGCAATCCGAACTCATATAAATCGGCGCACTCGACTTCACTTATTGCACCGAGTGGCGGTTACTCGGAATATTCACAGGCTGGTATTGACAAGATCAAAACTCTTGACGGCACCGTTAACTCGAATAGCATAGCCGTTTCCGGCGAGATTCGGCACGACCTTTTTTCCTTCGATTTAATCGCCATCACGGAAAAACGTCGCGGATCGGCTATACCGGGGGCAGACGTCACGGCGAAGGTTACGTGGCTAAGAACGAACATCACAAAAGTTATCGCTGGTTGGTGGGGTTACGGCTCGGGTCCCGCAGGAAATAGAGCGACGCTTTACCGTTGGGATCGGGTGGGCGGTTCATGGCAGAACAACACAGCGCACACAAGCGGAACCGTAACGAAAATTAGTTCGTCTACTTCTTCCGACTATGGTCAATATATCGATGCTAACGGGTTTTTCCACGTGCTTGTTGCGGCAGACGCGAGTGACGGCACGACGGCCAGCGTAATTAACTCGGATTATATCGAGTTGGCGGTTGATTACGTGGACAACAACACGCGCCTGCAAGCGTCCACTGGTTCAACGTCCTACACGCAGGCGGTGGCATTGGCAACGGGGCAATTCGCAGCAGCGGCAAATAACGCCACTATCGCAAGTATTATCTATACGGATTATGTCGAATTGAACGTAACGTTACCAGATATGAAAATGGGTAATGCTGCTATCTACGTCGAAGCGCCGATAGGGCCGATTAGCCAAACGGGGCTATCCGTAAAGCAATTCGGAACGCTGCTCAACATGGTTACGGCCGCCGGCGTCCGGGCGGATGTTCTTTTCGAGGGTACTTTCGAGCTTGGAGAGGTTCCGGCCAGCGGAGACAATGGGGTTATTGATCCGTCCGCAGGACTTGCGCCGGCAGATCAATCCACGGGCGGCACGCTTGGATCTGCTTACAACCCGGATACAGATTTCGAGTTACCACTATAAAACCAAAGGGGCTGGATTGAATGGCATTTACGGAACAGTTGCCAAAATGGGATAACGCGGGAGCCGCGCCGAGTGCGGCCAAACAAACGGCGGGGTGGCTGGTTTCCGAGAAGCCGCCGGCGGATTGGCTAAACTGGCTTTTCAACCGCGCATACCTGGCGCTAAAGGCGCTACAAGATCGGGCTTTTAATAAAGGCACGGTAGATACGGACGTGGAAACGCTGGTTTCCGAAGTGATTGAAACGCATACGCGTTCCAGCGTGTTGACACTATCCGGGGGCGTCCTGCAGAAAGCAGAGAGCAAGGCGGGCGCAACCGTCGTCAAGACATCGACATGTTCCTATGATGGCGTAACGGGAGCGTTAACGGGGTTAACCGTTGTTGCCGGGGGGAAGACACTGACCGTGTCATTGGTCTATAATGGCAATGGAGATTTAACGACAATAAACAGGGCGGTGGTATAGAATGAGTGATTTAGACGTAGCGGTATTAAGCCAGCAAATTGAATCGCTTAATCGTATCGGTAAAAAAACCGATGCAGCGGGTACGGGCAGCGTTTTTGCCCGTCTTGCGCAAATCGCGGCTTTCGTCGATACCTTGGAGACGGTATTGGGCACAAATGCAGACGCGGCCGGCACGTCCACGGTATTTGCGCGCCTGGCGCAAATCGCGGGTTTCACGGACCAGGTAGAAGGCTACACGGATACATTGGAAACGAAGCTCGGAGATAACACGGATGTTTCCGGGACAAGCACTATATTTGCCCATCTAGCGCGCATTTACGCGGCCATTTCGGGCGGTTCAAGCGTGGATCTATCGCCGGTAACATCAAAGACAAACCTCATAGGCGCAACGTCCGACGTTGCCGGAACGACGACGATCTTTGCAAGGCTGGCGCAGATTGCCGGCTATACGGACCAAGTGGAGGCATTTGTAGATACCTTGGAAACCGTATTGGGAACAAGCGCCGACGCGTTAAGCGCTTCTACCATTTTCGGAAAGCTCAAAAACGTCGAGGCATTCGCGACGCGACTAGGCGCAAATACAGATACCGCCGGAACGTCCACGGCATTTGCGCGGCTTGCTCAAATCGTCGATTATGTCGATACCTTGGAAGCCAATTTAGGGACAACGGGAGACGTTGCCAACGGAACGGGGACGGCGCTGGCGCGCCTGGCGCAGATTATCCAGTACGTTGACACATTGGAGACGACAGAAGCGGCCGTAAAGGCTAAAACGGACTTAATCGGAGCAGCGGCAGACGCGGCAGGAACGACGACAATCTTTGCGCGATTGGCGCAAATCGCGGGTTACGTTGATACGTTGGAAACGACGGACGCGGCAATTAAGGCTAAAACGGATCTTGTCGGAGCGACGGCCGACGCGGCCGGAACGTCCACGATCTTTGCACGTCTGGCGCAAATCGCCGGCTTTACGGATGCGTTGGAAACTACAATCGGCACTACTTCCGACGTCGCAAACCCGACCGGGACAGCAATGGCGAGACTAAAGCAGGTTGTCGATAACTTGCCGGATAAAGCGCCGGCGAATTTAGAATATTTGCCGTTCCCGAACAAGCTATACACCATTGCAAATGAGTTTAGCGGCGGCGTTTTTTGGACAATAGCGAATGACGTCCTTATTAAATTCAATTACAATTCGGGCGGCGATTCCGCCACGTTATTCGATTTAAACGGGAATCAATTATATGCCGTTACGGCGGGCAGCGGGTACCGTTATTTGACGCAGGTATTCGCGGTTGATTCGGACACAATTTTATTTTTCTTCCGAAATACAACAACATACCAGATTTACGCATATAGAAAATCCACAAATACGGGTAAACTCGCAGGAAATATCACATTCACGAATATTGATATATGCGGGTTGGCTTATGGAAACGGACGAATTTTCGTTCTCTTTTCGAGCGCTTCATATCAGCAAGCTACGAATGTAACGTCATTCCTTTTTGATCTACCAACAATGACGGCTACGGCCGAAATAAGCACATACGCGCGGACGATTTGCGGCATTGGGGTTATTGGCACAAAGGTGTATGTCCTTGTTCCGGGCACGCTTTACGAGCTTAACAACCCGAATGCGACGGCGTTGGGAACATTCTTTAACAATCTAACGGGGTTCAGCAGGTCTTTGTCTGTTCCGACGATAAACACGGCCATGCACAACCCGCGGTCATATTCGGTTAGTACTGACAAGCTAGTGCTTGTGACGCAAGGTGGAAACATGCCCGTTGTAGTTGATACGACGGCTTGGGCGGTTATAAATCCGGGTGCTCTCGGGACATTCCAATTCCAGTATTACGGCGCTACGTCAAACCCGGACGCCGCCAACGTCGTTATTAACAGCCAACGTATTAACGCGGTGTTGAAACTGTCTAATAACTCCATGGGCGGTTCCGGGACTATGAAGGCGCGCATAGCGTTTACAAAAGTGAAAGACGACGGAACGGCGGTTGCAAGGGAATACGCCATGCCATCCGCAAATCAACTTCCTGACGGGCTTTCCTATACGCTATGGGCTTCGACTATTGAATTGGTTAACGGGCGGTATTTCGTCAAATTCTTCGGGTATGCTTCGCCTTACGGAAACGCGGTACAATATCCGTATTTCATGCGCGAAGATATACACGACATGATTACGGAGGTATCGGCAGCATGAAGATAAAACTTGCCGAAGACGGGAAAACGGTCATTTCCATTTCAGAGGACGGGGACGGAATAGAGGTTGCCGGCGGCGTTCCGGCCGTTACGGAAACAGACCGGGCAGCGCGTTATATGTACAATGAAACGGACAATTATGTTTATGTGGAATATGGCGATCCAATCCCAGTTCCAAATCCAATTCCGCAGCCGCCGGCCGACAAAATGGAGCAATTGGAGAAGGAAAACGAGGAATTGCGCGCCAGGATGGCGGCAAACGAGCAGGCAATGGCCGACCAAACAACGGCTATCCTAGAAATATACGAAGCAATGGGGGCGGTATAGAATGGCAGTATTGCCGGGCATCACATCACAATACGCAAAGGCGGTCATCGTTGACCATACGCGCACATATGAAAGCGTGCCGGAATCCTACAAAGAACCTGTAAAACAATTCGCGGCGGATCGGTATTACATCGAAGAGCTAGACGGCGCAGTTACGGCCGGCACGCTTCCGCAGGACGTGCGCGACGCCATCATAGCGCTAAAAGATCCTAGCGACCCGCAGCAGGCCACAGAACCGACGCTATAAGCCTCAAATAAGATGCAAGCCCGCCCGGAGAAATTCGTGGCGGGTTTTCTACTTTTTACGACAAAACCCGCCAATATTTGCTATAATCGGTTTGAAGTTAATAGGCGGAAAGGAGGAAATACGTTATGCCGGACGACCAATACGGGGAGACGCTCACAATGATACGTGTCGAGCTAGGGAAATTAAGCGAAAAGATAGACAACCTAAAGGATGTCCACAAAGAATTGAAGGCAACGGACGAAATCGCCAAAAACGCAATTGCACGCGTCGCCGTCTCGGAACATCGATTGAAGAAAATTGAAGACGGGCAAACCTGGTTATGGCGCACGATTGGCGGCGCGTTGATTGCTGGAATCATTGGGCTATTATTTGTTTTCGTGAAATTGGGGGCAGGGGGGCAATAACAATGCAAGCGAGAAGCGCAAACGATTTGCTAGGGATCGACGTTTCGCACCATAACGGCGCGATAGATTGGCCGAGGGTAAAGGCGGCAGGCGTCAAATTCGCCTATATAAAATCAACCGAAGGCACGACGTATACAGATCCGAAGTTCAGGAGCAACGCAGCCGGGGCCAGGGCGGCCGGTATTAAAGTGGGATTTTACCATTATGCCCACGCCGAGAAGAATCAGCCATACGCGGAGGCGGAGGCATTTTACGAGGCTACGAGGGGCGTCGGCGCAGACTTGCCTTATTGCTTGGACTTAGAAGGCGAGTCCGGGGCGCTTTCCATGGTATCGCTAACGGCTTGGGCCATTACGTTCATGCGCGAAGTAAAGCGATTGACCGGAAAGGGCGTTATCCTCTATACCGGCGCGTATTTCGCGCGTGACGAGCTTGGGAAGGCCGCCGGAGAATTTCCGCTATGGATTGCACAATATGGCGCTACAATCCCGCTGGCGAATAACACATGGGGCAAGTGGGCGGCGTTCCAGTACACGGACAAAGGCAAGGTGGACGGTATCGCCGGATATGTGGACATGGATTACATGGACGATGCTTATTATGATTCCATCACGAAGAAGCCGGCAGCGCCAGGCGTTGACTATGAGCAAGGCGCGATCAAATGGCACATCGACGGGAACGGGAACATTTTCAAGGACGGGCGTTATATTGCGGTTACGGCATCGAACAGCCAGTACATACCGGAAACCGTCAAAAATGTGTCGCGAGACATCAAAGGGAGGCTATAAATCATGAACCAAGTAACAGAAATCTTGACGCCGCTTGCGCTGGCCGTATTGACGGCATTGGCATCCGTGGCGGCCGTGGCAATTCAGAAAGGCAAAGACGCGGCTATTTCGTGGCTTAAAAGCCACACAAACGAGAAGAACCAGGCAGTTATCATGCAGCTTGCACAAGAAGGTTATGTATTCGCGGAGAAATGGGCGGAAGGCGCGGGCGCTGAAAAGCTGGCGACGGCAGCGGACTATCTTTCCAAGCAGCTACAAGCGCGCGGAATCGAAATCACAGCCGCGCAATTGCATGCAGCCGTACAAAATGCATGGCAGCAGGCAAACCCAACAAAATAACCGAAGGCGGGCCGCGTGCCCGTCTTTTTTGTTTAATAAGTACACGTTGACAAACTAAACGTATAAGCGTATATTATTCGCGAGGGGAATAATCATTGAGGGCGAGGGATTGAGGGAATGAAAAAATCTTGGTGCATGGAATGCAAGCGATTTGGATGCAAGTCGGCAATGACGCTTAAAACGGGTTGGACTTTCGTTGATAACAAGCATGTCAACGTTGCAATCCATCGCACGGCCGTAGAATCGTCCGCCGTGGATCTCGGGGAGAAAGAAGCGGCAATGCAAGCGTAAAGCTCGCATAAATGCCAAAAACCCGATCCGTTGAGGGACGGACCGGGCAAACGAGGGGTAAAACTTGGAATGCACGGGCGATTGAGGGCGCCGGCAATATTATTATGCAGCCTCATATCACAATAAGTCAACGAGAAAGAAGGTATTAATGTGGTTAATGAGGAATATTTGGACAAAACAACCCGTATCAATGTGTACAATTGGGCGTTTGAAAGAGGAATTGCGCCTATGCACTACGAATGGCGGAATGATACTTGGCTAATGAGTGACGGCGAGCCGTACACGACGACGTTAATCATGAGGGAGGTTGGAATAATTGGCTATTAGGTACAACGTTGATAATGAAGGTAACGTTACAAGGCGCATTGAGCCGGAGGAAATATTGGCGGCCGGCGCTTCCGTTGGCTTGTTCCCGCTATACACCAAAAAGGATATGGCAGAGCGTTGGGGGGAATCAATCCAGGTAGTTAATAACTGGTCAAACCGGCATGAGGACTTTCCCAAAGCGTTGTCGGGCATCTTGGCAAAAGAGCCGCAAGGGAAGCGTATGGGCGGCGGTGCTGGCGTAGGTGGATTATATCCGTTCTACGAGATAGAACGGTATGAACAGGCTAGGGGGTTGAAGGTATGAGACAATTCCTTTACATTTTGGCACGTCTCTTGGGCGACGTAATAGCGGTGCGAAAAGGCCGCATTGGGCAGCGCGTAGCGAATAGGGTGATTGGCCGGGCCGTTGGGAAGGCAACTAAGAGGTTGTGGCGATGATTGGGCGGCCAGCGCGTGACATAATGCGTTGGTTCGTGAAGCAATGGCGGGATTTCCTGGAATATGTGATGGGCACGAATGACCACGAAGGGAGGTGACGACATTGATCAAAATGTTTACCGTGATGACGATCGTACTGGGCACGTTTTTAACTTTGTATCGTTAATTAATCAGGATCTTTTTGAAAGGGGGTGAGAGCGTGATTATCATGGCGGCAGCGGTTTCCTGGATTGGCATCATTGAAACTTATCACTATGTTAGCACTACTGTTCAAATCATCAAATTCCTTATTTAGTTAACGAGGGGCAATACGAGGACTGTTAAGCGAAGAGGGCGGCCGCCGGGCCGTCTTTTTTGTTTAGTTTGTATTCATACCGCCTGCCGTTTCTGAATATACTATACCAGTGACACAAGGTTGAAGTGTTACACAATCCACATTTGAGGGGTGCGGATGAAATGGGAGTTATTGAACCAATCAAAGCGAGTAGGGCGGAGCGCAACAAACCGGGAAAAGGGCGCAAGAACAGAATCGCAACGTCATTGGACACGGAAACCGAAATCAGTTTGAACCGCCTGGCGGTATCGTGCGACATGCCGCCGGCGACGCTTGTCTATCTTCTCTTGCGCTTCTGCCTGCGGGATTCCGGCATTGTGGACGTCTTTCAAATGGACTACAACCGAAACCAGGCGTATTGGGTTATACCCGTTACAAGCCCAAACGGGGCGCGTAGATTGGAGGTCAAACGATGAGCCTTGCCGGACTTGCATTTGTTGGGTTGGTTGCATTAGGGGCGATGATGACCGACAGGGGAACAAACAAAAAGAGCAAGGGCAAGCCTAGTTCCGTTTCAAGCGGACCATGGATAATTGAGCGTCGCGGCATGTATTGGGACGGCAGCAAATTTGCGAAGGACCGCCGGGCGGCCGCCTCATTTGATGACACAGATTCCGCCTGGGACTTCATAGACGAGAATTTCAACAGCAGAAGCGCAGAGGATTGCAACCTAGAAAAGAAAGGCGGGACCAAATGAGCGACCAGGAAGCGAGCAAGGCGGCGGAAATCATGCGCCAGGTGCTAGACATGCGGGCGGACGGCGCGCCGGTGTACATAACGCCGGACGGGGCCGCATTCATGGAGCTATTAGCGGAAAATTAAGCAGCAACGGCCGGGGTTATTCCTGGCCGTTTATTTTGTCTAAATGTGTTGACAAACTAAACATATAGGATTATATTAAGGGTGTAACGTTACATGTTAACGATTACGAAATAAAACGAGGGCGAGGGCGGTGCGAAAATGTTAATGATTAACGAAGAAGAAATGGAACAATTAAAGTTTGAACACAATGAAAATAATTTTGTTATACAGCTTTTAGAGATAATTGAAATTTTGCAAAATAAAATAATCGAACTAGAAGAAGAATAGAAAAAAGGCCGCCAGGATGGGGGCGGCCAATTCTTTAACTGCTTCCCGCCTACAAGTTCGGGGAGCAGAAAAAAAGGTTATGCACATATAATACGGCCGAC